AAGACTACTATCACTCGTCAGATGTTGGATAACTTATATCTGACAAACAATGCTCGTGTGGTGGCGGTGGAAGGTCAAGTAAACCTAGATGACTTGCTTACATCTACCGCAGGTGGTGTTATTCGTGCCAAGTCTCCTAATGCTGTCCAACAGTTAGTTGTTCAGAACGTGGCTTCTCAGGCTTTCCCAATGCTTCAATACTTGGACACAATCCAGTCTAAGCGTACAGGCGTGTCTGATGCCTCACAAGGGTTAGACCCTTCTGTTTTACAGAATGTTACGGCAGCAGCAGTAGCCTCTATGCAACAAGCTGGCGCAGGTAAGATTGAATTGATGGCTCGAATCTTTGCTGAGACAGGCGTTAAGTCTTTGTTCAAGGGCATACTACATTTGTTATGTAAGTACCAAGACAAGGCTCGTTTGGTGCGTATGAGAGGAGAATTCGTAGAGTTTGACCCTAGAACATGGGCTAACCAATACGATGTGTCTATTAACGTAGGTCTAGGTGCAGGGAATCGTCAAGAGCAGATGGCTATGTTGTCGATGGTTCTTGCTAAACAGGAGCAGTTGATTGCTCAGTATGGCCCTGCCAATCCTTACGTTTCTCCTGCTCAATATCGTGGCACATTGGGACGCATGGTAGAGATTGCAGGGTTTAAAGATTCTGCTGAGTTCTACAAAGCGATTACGCCAGAGCAAGACCAAGCATTGAGCAATCCTCCTCCACAACAACAGCAGATGCCTCCAGAGGTTCAAGCATTGATGGCTAGAACACAGGCTGAGATACAAGCCGCACAAGCCAAAGCACAAGCTGATATGCAGATGCAACAACAGCAACAGCAAATTGATATGCAGATGGCGCAACAGAAAGCTGGACTTGAGATGCAGTTATTGCGTGAGAAGGAAGGTGCTAAGTTGCAATTAGAGCGTGAGAAACAACAGGCTTACTTCTCATTGAAACAACAAGAATTTGAAGCAGAAGCCCAATTGAAAGCAATGAAAATTGGTGCTGGCATTACATCCAACGTAGAGATTAGAGGTTAATCATGGCTGCAACAAATGCTGAAATCCTTGGTTGGTTACAAGCTAATCCTACTGCTACTGATGCTGATATTGTTAACGCAATGTCTATTGCAGGTGTTAATCCTGCTCAATTAGCTCAAGTTGTTGGTGTTTCTGAGGGTGAAGTAGCGGCTCGTGTTGCTGCTACTATTCCAAAAGGTTCATCAGTAACTCTTGGAGATACTGTTATTGTTCCAGAATACAGAACATTTGGTTCTGGAATGGATGAACAAGTTGGCCCACTTGAAACTGTTTATGTTTCTAAAACTACTGGTGATGTTAACTACAGAGCACCTGTTGGTTCAGAATACCAACAATATGGCGCAGATGGAACATTCCAAAGAACTGGCGTAACTCAAGATGTTAACGCTACAAAAGATTTCATGAACTTTGCTCTTACAGCAGGTACATTGTTTGGTTTACCAGCAAGTATTGGTAATGCACTTGGTTTAAGTGGTGCTGCTGGACAAGCAGTAGGTCAAGGTTTGCTAACAACTGGAACTAAGTTAGGTGGTGGAGAAAGCCTTAGTGATGCACTCAAAGCAGGTTTAATTGGTGGTGGTCTTGTATATGGTGGCGCACAACTAAGCGACTACATAAAAGCTAACACACCTATTGATGCGTCAAATATGACTTCAGCGCAATTTAATGATGCGTTGGAAGGTAAGTTAGTTGCCGATATGCAATCTGCTGGTTTAAGTAAAGACCAGATTAGTGCATTTTTAGATGATATGGGTATTGGTCAAGGCGTAGTTACAAACGTAGCTACACCAACAACTGATGTTTCTAATGTTGATACAGTTAACATTACTGGCGCAAAAGCACCAGCGACATTAAATAATGTATTAGATACAATTTCTACTGTACCAACACTAAATGTAACGGCAACAAAACCACAGCAGGTTTCACAAGATATATTAGATGCTGTAACTACGCAGTTAGTATCAAATCAATCAGCAATTCCTACAGTTAATGTTACTGCTCAAAAACCTACAACTGTCAATGATGTAATTGCTGCTCTTGCAACAACTGGACTTGTTGCTAATGTTCCAACAGTTTCTGTTACCTCTAATAGACCAATTACAAGTAAAGATGATTTAAATAGTGTAATTAGTTCATTAGTTACAACAGGTACAGTTGCACCTACTACTACAATTCCAGAAGTTAAGATAACTGCAACAAAACCTCCAGCAGTCGGTGATGCCTTGGCAGCAGTTACAACCATACCAACTACATTAACAACTCCAACAACTACAACTCCTGATAAACCAAAAGAAACTGACCCTATTAAGGTTGCTCAATTAGCTTTGGCTACGGCTGGTTTGCTTGGTGCGGGTTCTGTTTTGTCAAATAATGGAACTGGTACTCAGTTTCCAATAGTTCCTGTTCCTGCTGAATGGGGAAATCCTCCAAAACCAAGTGTTGCACCTTATAGCCCACTAGCACCAATTAACTTTGGTAATCGTAATCTGCTTATCGGAACACAATGGGAAAAGTTTTTAGACCCTAACTATGGTCAAGTACCAGAGCCTGTCCAATATTCACAGCCATCTAACCTAAGTTATAACGACTTGATGGGAATCTTGGGTAGCAAGCAAGGTATGCCTTCTAGGTCTAGCCTAAGTATCAATGACGTTATCTCTGGAATACAAAACCAATATGGACAAACACCTACTCGCACAATGGGCTAAGAACCTATTAAATGATGACTTTTTCAAAGAAGTATTAAATAACTTGAAAAATGAACAGATTAGTGTGATAATTAACACAAGTGCAGAAGAATGTGATAGGCGTGAAGACGCTTATCGGCACATTAAGTCTATTGAACTGATTACAGGACACCTAGAAGGTTTAGCCTCGGAAACTGTAATTAAAGAGAAGAAGTGGAAGATTCTGTAGGGTTTACCCTATCCTCCGTCCAGAAGGTTTCTGGCGATTATTGAGATGACAAATGGAAAACACCAACCCTAATGGGAGTGAAAGCCTAGATGTAAACCAAGCCGCTTCAGCGTTTGAAAGCATGATGGGTGATTCTGAGGAAGCTGACAACAGCCAAGCCGAAGTTCAACCAGAGGAATTTCAAGAGACTGATGAAGTTGAGTATTCAGAGGAATCTGATGAGCCAAAGCCTAGATATAAAGTCAAGGCATCTGGTGAGGAAGTTGAGGTAGAACTTGACGAGCTTATCAAAGGTTATCAACAAGGTACGGACTACACAAAGAAGTCTCAGGCTCTAGCTGAACAACGTAAGGCGATTGAAGCTGAACGTGGTCATTTAGAGTATGTAAAACAAGAGCGACAGGCATACGCCCAGAAGTTGCAAGCGTTGGATAGCTTCCTTACGCAGCAACATCAGGGTGTGGACTTAGAAGTTTTAAAGGAAACAGACCCTATCGGTTATGCGGTAGCGGTAGCGGAACAGAGCCAACGTGAGAAGCAGTTAGCAGTAGTCAGGAATGAACAGCAACGCATTGCCCAACAGCAACAAGCCGAGCAACAAGCCTCTCTGCAAAACCATCTCCGTCAAGAATCTGAAAAGCTAGTTAGTCTGATTCCTGAGTTAGCGACACCACAGGGTGATGCGGTACGGAAACAAATCCGTGACTATGCGAAATCTGTTGGATGGACTGACCAAGAACTTAGTTCCGTGTATGACAGTCGTGCTGTGATGACCTTGTATAAGGCAATGAAGTATGAGCAACTTCAAAAGAGCAAACCAGAGTTGAATAAAAAACTTGTGGCTGCCCCTAAGATGATGCGTTCTGGTACTTCAGTTCCCCAAGTAAGGTCTTCACAAGACAAACAGGCAATGCAGAGGTTGCGTGAGACAGGAAAAGTCTCAGACGCTGCCAAAGCATTTGAACGATTTTTATAAATTTTGGAGTAATTTATGGCTACCTATCAAACATATACCGCAATCGGTATGAGAGAAGACCTTTCGGATGTTATCTACTCGATTTCACCAACAGATGTTCCATTTATGTCTTCTATTGGCAAGACAAAGGCTACTGCTGTTCTACACGAGTGGCAGACTGACTCTTTGGCTGCTGCATCTTTGACCAACTATGCTGTTGAAGGCGATACCGCTTCTGACGCAACTATGTCTCCTACGACTCGTGTTGGCAATCGTTGCCAAATTGCACAGAAGACCATCAAGATTTCTGGCACTTTGCAAGCTGTTGACAAAGCTGGTCGTAAGTCTGAAAAGGCTTATCAGTTGGCTAAGGCTTCTAGCGAAATCAAGCGTGACATGGAAACCTCTTTGCTGAGTAACCAAGTTGCTGCTAACGGCAATTCTTCTACTGCTCGTAAATTGGGTGGTCTGCAAGCATGGTTGGCTACCAATGGCGACTTTGGTACTTCTGGTTCTGCTGGTGCTTCTGGCACTACTGCTCGTACCAACGGCACAAACCGCACTTTCACAGAAGACATCTTGAAGACTGTTGTTAAAGAAGTTTACGCTTCTGGTGGCAATCCTAAAGTGTTGATGGTCAACCCTGCACACAAGCAATTGGTTTCTGCTTTCACAGGTATTGCTGCACAACGTTTCATGGCTCCTGCCAATACCCCCACCACTATCGTTTCGGCGGCAGATGTTTATTTAAGCGACTTCGGAGCAATTTCTATCGTTCCGAACAGATTTATGACTTCTACCAACTCATGCGATGAAACAGCATTTGTGCTTGACCCCGACATGGCTGCTGTAGCTTATCTGCGTCCCTTCCAGACCAACGAGTTGGCTGTTACTGGCGACAACGAAAGCACACAGTTGTTGGCTGAGTACACCTTGGAAGTTAAAAACGAAGCTGCTCACGGCATCATTGCTGACATCACACCTTAATCTGGTGTAACCTAAAAAATGCCTCAGACTTAAACCTCTGGGGCATTTTCTTTTCTACTCAAACTGATAGAATTAGGCTATGCAAAATCCTAACAACTTTAGACAAACTGCTGTTCATGCTGATGGTGAGGGTGGTATTATTATTCAGACTCGTCAAGATGTTTCTGACATTGTTGAGCAGAATAAAAAAGAATATAACTCGTATGACGAGAGAGCAAGATGGTCTGACCAATTGTTTGGCAATAAGGTTGCGTCTATTCCAATGACAGTTATTGATGACTTAAACAAAGTTGGAATAATGCGTGGCTTTGCTGTTCTTGATGACAAGCGTTTTGCTGCTTGGTTAAATGACCCAATGAATCGTGCATGGCGCACTAGGACAGGAGTTGTATGAGTTTTGCTACCTACTCTGATTTGCAGACTTCAATAGCCAACTATTTGGCTAGGTCTGACTTGACTAGCGTTATCCCAGACTTTATTACTTTGGCTGAGAATCGTTTGCGTAGAGAGTTGCGTATTCGTCAGATGCTAAAGTCTGTAACAACTAGCACAGTTTCTGGTGATGCAACTGTAGAAGTTCCTAGCGACTTCCTAGAGATTCGTGATTTTGTTGTGATGACTAACCCAATTCAACCATTGAGTTACTCTAGTCCCTCATCGTTATCTAATGACCCAAGAACATCAGAAGTTGGCGTTCCTAAGTCTTACACTATTCTTGCTTCTGAGTTTCAGTTAGCACCTGCACCTGATGGCGTATATACGTTAAAGATGCTTTATTATTCTGCGCCTTCATACTTGACTAGCAATAATCCATCTAATGTATTTCTAACAACAGCACCTGATGGCTTGCTATATGGTGCATTGGTTGAGGCAGAGCCTTACTTAATGAATGATGCTCGTATCAATACATGGGGTTCTATGTATGACAGAGCAATTTCTTCTCTCACTAGGTCTGATGAAAACACTCAGTATTCTGGTGTACCCCTGTCAATTAAACTAACTGCAAGGTGAAATCATGGCTGAAATGTCTAACTACTTAGAAAATGCTCTTATCAATGTGACGTTGAGAGCAACTAGCTACACAGCACCAACGACTGTTTATGTGGCTTTGTACACAACTGACCCAACAGACGCTGATACTGGAACTGAATGTTCTGGCACTAGCTATGCTCGTCAGGCTGTGACGTTTGGTGCGCCTAGCAATGGTGCTTCAACAAACTCTGCTGCTGTGGAATTTCCTCAAGCTGGTAGCTCATGGGGAACAATTACACACATTGGAATCCGTGATGCTTTGACTACTGGAAACTTGCTATATCACACACCACTAGATGCCTCTAAAACGATTGCAACTGGCGATGTATTCCGTATTGCTACAGGTTCTTTGTCAGTAACATTGGCATAACATGGCTGGTACGACAGTCAATCTTACGCTTGAGCAACTTGACCAATTTGGGTCATTGGATAGCCTTACGCTAAGTTTAGACTCGTCTGATTGGAACTCGACTACACAGAAGAATGTAACTGGCCCTTGGGTGCTAGAGGGCTTAGACGCTTTCAGTTCTAGCATTGATACTTTAGCAATTAGCCTAGATTCAACGCTTTGGAATACGGCATATTTGTGGGATGGTGTCGCAGATATAACTGCTAACGCTACTGTCGTTGCCAATGCTGAAAAGATATTTGGTGGCATAGCCTCTGTAACTTGTACGGCTACAGTAACTGCTGATGCTTCCATTGTTTACTATGGCAATGCTTCTATAACTGCTAACGCAGATGTTACGGCATCTGGTCAGCGTGTTCAGTTTAGTAGTGCTGACATACAAACCACTTCAACTGTAACTGCTGATGGACAACGTATTGCTTTAGGTGTAGCTAGTATCACGGCTAACGCTGATGTTACGGCTATCGGTACTAAGGTTAACAATGCTAGTGCAAGTATTACAGGTAACGCAGATGTAAGCGCATCTGGTCAACTTGTTATTAGTGGTAGTGCCAGCGTAACTGCTAATGCGTTCTTAGAGGCTAATGCACAAAGAATTCAGTTGGGTGTTGCGTCTATTACTGGTGACGCAACAGTAACTGCTAATGGTGGTTTGGTTGTTGGCGCAGTTGCCAACATAGAAGCCAATGCTAATGTTGTCGCTAATGCGTCTGCAATTTATGCGGGGGTAGCCTCGGTATCAGGTCTAGCAACAATTACGGCTAAAGGCGTTATCCTTGGTGACAACTGGACTCCAGTAGCGGGTGACACAAACACTTGGACACCAGTTAGCGCAGATTCAAACACTTGGACTACTGTTTCTGGTGATACAAACACATGGACTCCAGTATCTGCTAATGACAATACATGGACTACACAGATTCAAGGAAGTAACACATGGCTACGACAAGGGTAACATTTGGCGAGTGGATGCCTGACCAATCAGGTATTTCTGGTGCTTTGACGGATGCCAAGAATGTGGTATCTCAAGCCATTGGTTATGGCCCATTCCCTACGCCAGTATCATTTTCTGGTGCTGCTGCTGAGAATTTAACTTCTCTATATGCTGCTAAAGCACCTGATGGCAACACAACTTTTTTTGCTGCTGGTCTATCTAAGATTTACACAGTAAGCGGAACAGGTACGCTAACTCAGGTCAATACTGGTTTGACAACAACAAGTCCTAACAGAATTAGGTTTACTCAGTTTGGCAAGACTGTAATAGCTTGCAATAACGCTGAGAAACTCAAGGCTTGGACTCTTGGCACTTCTACAACATTTGCTGATTTGGCTGCTAATGCGCCTATTGCTAAGTTTGTAACTGTAGTGCGTGATTTTGTTGTTACAGCTAATACGTTAGAAACGACACAACAACAGTATCGAGTGCGCTGGTCTGCCATTAACAATGAAACAGATTGGACTGAGGATGTAAACACTCAATCTGATTATCAGGACATTCCTGATGGTGGTCAGATTATGGGAATTCGTGGTGGTGAGTTTGGTCTAGTTTTGCTAGAACGTTCTATCCACAGAATGACATATGTTGGTACTCCTTTTATATTCCAGTTTGACAATATCTCTCGTAACAAAGGATGTATGGTTTCTGGCTCAGTTGCTCAGTACCAAGGTATTACATTCTTCTTGTCAGACGATGGTTTCTATATGTGTGATGGTCAACAAGTCATTCCTATTGGTGCTGAAAAAGTAGATAGATTTTTCTTGTCAGACGCTAGTGAAACAGACTATCCCAATATGTCTGCTGCCATTGACCCTGTTCGCAAACTTGTAATCTGGAACTACAGGTCTGTAGATGCAAATCGTAAACTGATGATTTACAACTTTGCTACTAAGAAGTGGACTTATGGCGATGCAGGAACTGATTACTTGGGCGAGGCATCATCTGGTGCTTTGACGCTAGAGGACTTAGATTCTGTGTCTGCCAGTATTGATGCAATGACCACAACCTTAGACTCATTGCTTTATGTTGGTGGTAAGTATTTCTTAGGCGGTACTTTTGGCACTCGTGTCTATTCCTTTACTGGTGCAAACCTATCTGGGAATATCTCAACGGCAGATATAGACATTGGTGCTAACTCAGTAGTAACCCTAGCTAGACCTATTGTTGACAATGGCTCTGGCTCGTTATCCGTGGCTTCACGCACATTGCTCAACCAAAGTGTCACCTATGGGACTTCTACTGCTGCTGACTCTGAGAACAGGGTTTCATTGAGAAGCGCAGGTAGGTATCACAGATTAAAGCTAGTTCCTACTGGTGCTAACTGGAAGACTGCCGTTGCTGTGGATGTGGATATTGCGCCACAAGGGGTTCGTTGATGTTTAGAAGCCTACCTGCTTTTGGTGGTGACCAGAGGGCTGTAGCCGAGGTAGTCCGTGGCATCATGGACGGAAAGACCAATAACACAGGCGAGATAACGCTTACTCAGTCTTCAACTACGACAACATTGACAGACAGAAGGATAGGGCCAACCACAGTAATTCTTTTAAGCCCTTTAAATGACAAAGGGGCAGACGAGTTGACGCATTTGTATGTATCCGCTAGGGGTCAAGGAACTGCGACTTTGACGCACAGAAATCATAACTTTGATGTGAAATATGCGTATGCACTTATTGGTTGATTTTAATAATTTATGTATAATGGATTCCGTGGATGACCCATCTTGGAATCCGAAACTCTAGGAGTAAAAGATGGCTACTACCACTACGTCACAAATTGACCCAACAATTCAACCATATTTAGGTTATGGGTTGCAACAGGCTCAACGTCTGTATCAGGGCGGTGGCCCACAGTATTATGGTGGCCCAACCTTTGTTAGCCCTACAACTACCACTCAAACAGGATTACAGGCTTTAGAGGCTCGTGCTTCTTTGGGTAACCCACTACTACAGTCTGCACAGAATCAGTTGCAGAACACAGTTTCTGGTGGCTTCTTGGGTGGTAATCCATTCTTCCAAGGTGCGTTCCAACCTGCTGCACAAGCGGCAGAGACTCAGTTTAAAACAACTTTAGGTGATATTGCATCTAAGTCTAGCCTAGCAGGGCGTTATGGCTCTGGTGCTATGGGTTCTTTGCAAGATAGAGCTACTGGTCAGTTTGGTCAGAATTTAGCTAATACGGCTGGACAGTTGGCTTATCAGAACTATGCTGATGAAAGAGCAAGACAGCAAGCGGCTACGATGGCTGCGCCTCAAATGGCTGCTGCTGATTACCAAGACATTCAGAATATGTTGCAAGCAGGTCAAATCCGTGAGGGTTACCAAGGTCAGCAA